GAGTAATACTTATTTCTTTCAGTATTTCAACTTTATATGTTTTGATTTGAGAATAAGTTTCTACAAATTCTAGACCTTGATCTGTGAGTCTTAGGCCGCCGCTGTCCTTGCCTCTGACGTTTTGCCACCAGATGCCGCGGAATTTTTTTATGGTATTCTCGTCGAAGGATTGATCAGCGGCTTTGAGGAATACCGAAGTATAGGTATCCTTGAGATCCATTTAGTCTACTCTTTCACCAGCGTTTAATTTATATACTGCAAAGTCTGTGGTCTTGAATAACTTGTTTAGTTTCTTGGCCAAGTTTCTTGCGTGTCCCGGATTTGAAAAACTAACCTTTTTATATTTAGGTCCAGGATAACTAGACACCATACTACCACTTTTTAAGTTGAAAGGTTGTTCTTTGTAAAATACAGCCCAAATGGCATCGCTGTCGAGAATTTGCTCAACTTTGTATGTTTCCTTGTTGGTATATTCAAGAATAACTTTGGGTTTTGGTCTACTCATATCTATACGTGTTATAATAAAGCACGTATATATTTATGCCTAAGTAAAATTGCCCCCATCAAATTTTACATTGATGTTTGTAGTAGATTCGCGTATTTCAGCTAGCATAACGTGTATTTCTTGAACAGTTTTTCCTAATTTACCAGTCATCACAGCTAATTCTTGAGTAAGCTCTCTAGCTTCTTGAATACTCATACGAATGTCTTTTTGTTGACTTCTTTCTGCAACTGCTATGCGTTGGATAAGTCTCTCAACACCCGGTAAGGTATTTGGTATGTTATTTAGAGACATTGGCTAAAACCTGTTTCATTTCAATTTCAGATTGAAATGGACCTTGATACTGATATCTCTGTAGTGTTATCAATTTAGGACAAAAGCTCTTGACCCATCCTTTATCAAATTGTATAACATAAAAACCTGCACAGTACAAACTCTTGCTGTCACTGCTTTTTGTAAACAATGGTAATTTTCTTTTTATATCATACATTGCATTATGCGGTGCAGTACTTGTGGCATAACCGTGAACTTCGTTGGGTAGCGCATCGTTGGCTTCTTTGATAATCTTTGCTACAAAGAAATTTTTTCCAAATTGTCTAGTAAGACTTTCTTTTGTGTCGTAGATTTTTATACCTAATTCATTGCTCATAACAAATCGATTATCTTCGTTCTTTCTAAGAGTAGCAAATTTTTCTCCGTCTTTTTCTACAATCCAGAATTTATTCTCAATGATTGGTTTAGCGTGTAGGTCTGTCATAGTATGTATCTCGCATTTAATGGTTCTGCATAGGCCTGTGCCTGGTCTGCAATCTTTTTAAGATCATAAAGATTGCAAAATTTCATTAATCTTATTCCCACCTGACTGATATTTTTATTTGCACCTGTCGCTGTAGTTATAGTTTCTGTAATGATAGTCTTAATCTCAACTGGTTGTGCAGCCAAATCGATCAGCACTCGATTGCGTTCGTAGTCATCCAGTACACGATGCTCTCGACCTTCGTGGTCGGTCCAACGCTGAAGCATGAGATTGTTCCACGAGTAGCCTTTTAAGTCTCGATCACCGTAGGCCTCACGGAGACCAACCTTATTCTTTGTGCCTTTTTCCCGTACTCCCGGATATGCAGAGAATACATTGTCTGAGGTATCGCCTCGCATACACTTCTCAAACAGTAACCACTGGGGGTCCGGAATGGCTTTTGGCTCTTGAGTCTTTTTATCAATAACTCTCTTACCTTTTGCATCAAAGATACCTTCATGTGTGATAGTAGTTTCCATAACACCGTTGAATTGTCGTACATTAGGTGCAATCAATTGTACGAAGTCTGTGTCGGTGCTGATAATAACATGATCATCGTTTGGATGACTTTGAATCCATCCAGCAATGAGATCATCCGCTTCTAGACGTGAGTGTTGTAGTACTGTGCAATTTGTCTTTTCTGTTACAAATTCTTTAAATGTATCAAATGCTTCCCAAAAGATCTTTTCTTCGTCTGCTTCGCGTTCTGTATGAGCAGCACGGGCTGCCGCACGTTGAGCCTTGTAAGGCTTGTAATGATCTTTACGCCAGCTTCGACCTTCTAAACAGAACACTACGTGAGTTCCACCAAAGTCTTGCCAGGCCTTTTTAATACTGTTTAAAGTAATGTGAAAAGCCATACCTAGTTTGATATCAGCGTCACCGTTGATAACGTGTCTTGCACGAAAGAAAGTGTTTGCAGTATCAACTAAAATATATGTCATAGATTCTTTTTTCTAACTTGATTAATATCAATGACGCCTGTGTTCACAGCGCCACCAAAATCACCATCCACTACCACATTGGCACACAGTTCACGAAACCAACGATCTACTATTTCTTCGTCCTTGTCTCCGTCAAAACCATATCCCTCTTGCTTTAATTTTAACACAAAGTGCTCGTTCCAGTCAAGTTCAAAAAAGCCATTACGTATGTTATCTTTGTTGATGTGTGTATTAAGCACACCCACCCAGGGTTCTTTGAGTTTAGTTGCACGATCTTTTGGGCTTAATTTAGCAGTTTCTTCTGCTTGTTTAGCACGTTCTGCTGCCTCAACTGCGTCTTTGGCAATCTTAGTTGATTCCTCAGCCAATTGTACTGCCGCTGCTGTTTCGGCTTTGATCTTGTCAATGCCAAATAATTTCTCTACAAATCGTCTCATCATGTACCCCACTCATTTTTAAATAATGGCACTTGCAATCTATCGCTATAACGCCAGCCACGCTTCATAGCTGCCAGTGCTACATTCTTTGCGTTAAGTGTGTAAACACTTTCTACACCACCCACTGGCATTAGATAAACGTGTCCTTTAAATCCTGCACTACGAAACGCACCCACCGCACATTCAGCATCTGCAATGTCTGCTTCTGTTGCTACAACAAATTTTAAATATGCTGTGCCCACTTGTTCGTATTCACAAACTACTTCTGGAAGAATAGCTTCTTCCCACTTTTCACCGCTTGCTGGAAGTTTAGCACTTACTGAGAATGTAAGTTCTCTGCCTACTACACTATTCCACCTTCTCAAGTATTCTTTAAACTCTGGTGTAAGTTTTTGAGTACCATTTGTTTCAAATGTAATCTCTTTTAAGTCACGCATCTTGGTATTGTTAATCAAGTCTGGATAAGCACGTTGCCAACCTAGCAATGGCTCGCCGCCTGTAATAACCAAATGTTCATCCTTCCAATGATCCTGCGGAAGAATTTCCATAATGCGATCTGCAATTGCTTCGCTTGTAAGCATTGGCGACAAGTCTTTAAACTCGGGCATCCAACTTGCATAACTGTCGCACCCTGTACTTACTAAAGGAAGCTCTTCATACTTTTGAAAAGGTGTAACCAATAAATGTGTAGCTGCAATACCAGCAGCCTCCATACTCAATTCACCACGCGGCATACCAAACCCTGCACATTTAAAGTTACAACCAAATGTGCGCAGAAACACACTGGGCACTCCCATATATCTACCCTCTCCCTGTATAGAATAGAATAGTTCCGCTATCTTAATCTTGCTCATGTTCAGTCCCACTTTCAAATATATTTGACCATATTTTTAATTTAGCAATCTTGTTATCTGCTGCCACAAGTACTTCCTTTTTGTCTACTAGATTGTGATCGATACAAAGATCGATCATGGCCTGTAAATCTCCTAGCTCTTCTGCTAGATGTTGTCTGTTAGTAAGTGGCTTGCCTGGTTTTACATTATCTAAACCAAATCGACTTATCTTGCTAATAGCAACAATTACTTCTGCACATTCTTCTTGAGTAATGTCTAGAATTTCTTTTTCTTTATTATTCATATTACTAGTATACACTCTTTTTGTCAAAGACCAAGAGCCATTTTGATTATCTTTCCAGTCTAACACATCTCCTTCTTTCCAACCTGCTTCTTCGAGCATATCTTTGGGAAAGGGTAATACCAAGTCACCTGTTTCGGGATCGTCTTGTAGTTCAATTGTCCAATTTTTCAATGTTAACTCCTGATTTTTTAAGGAACTCGATTCCTAAATCATCTCTATAGTTTTCACTATAGTAGACACCATTTATGCCAGACTGATATATAAGTTTGGCGCATTCAATACAAGGGGCATGAGTAATAAAAATATCAGCCCCATTACCACTGTCATTGGATTTTGCTAATTTTGCAATAGCATTTGATTCGGCATGCAATACCTCTGGTTTAGTTTTTAATCTAATTTCAACAACATTTTCATCAACGTCTAGCACATGTCCAACTTCATCTTCGCAGTTGTTGTCCCAACCTGCCGGCATACCGTTGTAGCCGATAGATATTATTCTATCATCCTT